GCGGGACGACGACACCCGGGTCGAGGTTGTTGACCCGGTGCGTCATCGTGTAGGCACCGGAGGTGTTGTTCCAGACGAACCAGTAGCCGACGCCGCCGCCGTAATCGATGGTGCGGTTGCCGGTGAGCGCGCCGCTGAAGTCCTGAACCTGCGCCGCGATCTGCGTCGAGTTGAGGTTCAGCACGCCAGTGCCTGCCGCGTTGATCGCGACCGCCGAGACGGTGCTCACCAGCGAGCGGCCGTAGCCGACCGTGACGAAGTTCGAGCCGGTGCAGAAGACGATGCACGACTCGCCCGGGTTCAGCAGCTTGGTGGGGTTCCCGTCGATGGTCTGACCCGAGTAGGGGTCGATGGTCACGACGCCGGAACCCTCGTTGGCCGCGTAGACGAACCAGCCGTTGCCGAGGACGCCTGCATCGGCAATCGACCACGTCACGACGCCGCCCGTGTTCATCAGCAACTGGGCGCGGTCGTTGGCCGTCATCGGGTAGTCGGCCGCCAGAGACGTGGCGACGATGTTCTGGTCCAGCTTCGTGATGTTGGCGCGCAGGCCAAAGCCCGCGAGAGCCGATGCGTTGGCCGACGAGGTCGACGCCCCGTAGCGAACGACTCGCCACGTCCCGTTCACCGTCGAGTTATCGGTGAGGTAGATCAGCCACTGCTCGCCGGGCAGGATGTTGATCAGCGTGTTGCCGCTGTAGTCGACGACAGTGAACGCCTGCGCGCCGACGTTGTTGAAGAGGTTCGACTGGCCCGTGGAGACGAGGGTGCAGTTCGGCATCGACACCAACAGCGACGCGACCGTGGCCGTGCCGTCGATGATGTTCGCCGCGACCTCGGTTCCGTCGAGCGCCTCGAACGGCCACACCAGCGACAGGTTGGCGTCGAAGGAATAGGCCGCGTACTGGACCGACGAGGGATCGATCTCGTCGCCGCCGAAGATGTTGCTGTAACTCACGCCGTTGTCCTCGATTGGGCGCGGTCGGACATCTTGACCTTGTCCTGCGCGGTGATGGCGTTGAACTCGTCGTCGACGAACGTCTTCCACAGCGCCACGCGATTGTCGTTGCGCAGGAAAGGCTCCATCGCGACGAGCGAGGAGTAGAGCAGCAGGTTCGGCACGAACTGCGTCAGGTAGTTCTGCTGGTTCGTCTCCCCGAGAAGGTCAGGGAGACGCCAGACGACGGCCTCGAATGGGTAATCGGAAGCGGGGGACGGTCCGATGATCCAGTGCTCTTGGTTGTAGTCGGCGTAGAAGATCGGCGACCCGACTTGGGTGTCGTTGGGGTAGACGCTTCGGAGGTACTCGTAGCTTCGTGCGCGAAGGGTCCGTCGGGTGTTACCTTCCGTGCTGGTGCCGATGTTGATGCTGATGGTGTTACGCCAGCCGTCAGGCTTTGCGATGACGGGGTTACCCGCCTTCGCGCGCGACGTGAGAACATACTGGTACCCCTGTATCTTGAGGCGGTCGGCAATGGACCTTTCCGAGCGATTGATGATGCGCGGAATCTGGCGGATCACCTTTTCGTCGGTCACGCTGCCGCGTTCGAGGTAGTCCTTAATGTCCTGCACGAGGCTGCTGTACGTCATCCCCGTGGGAGCCGTGGTCGAAGTCGTCATCAGCCGTCCCTCAGCATGTCGTTGAACTGGGGCGGCGTGTCGAGCGGCGTGTCGGGACGATTGAAGGGAAGCTGCACGCGATCCGGCGGCCGCATGGGGAGACGATACGGATCGTAGTCGTCGCGGCACCCTTCCGACTTGTCGCGGCACACGCGCAGGCCCGGCGCGTTCGGGTCCTGCATGAGGAAGCCGAGCGGCCGCTTCGTCTGGCAGCGGTCACACACGCCGATGCCCAGCGTCGGGTTGCCCGTCGTGTCGAGGTAGCGGGAAGCGGAGCCACTCATGCCGTGTAGGCATCCAGCCCGAAGTCGAAGTTGACGCGCGAGGGATCGCGCTCCTCGCCTTCGGCGAGTTCGGTGGCTTCCATCTCCTCGCCCTTGAGCATCTGGTAACGACTCATGTCGGCCTCGGGGAGGACGCGGCAGAGTCGTCGGGCAAGCTGCGCGGTGATCGCATCATACCAGCGGCGCGGTACGTCGAGCGCCTGCGTCGGCGAGGAGACCTCGTCGAGATACTCCAGCACCCACGTCACCAACTGGTCGTAGATCGCCTGCGAGTTCGGCACCGGCCAAACGTAGAGCACGACGTTGTCGAGGCTGCGCTGCTGGTACCAGTTGATCACGCGACCCGGCGTCGTCTTGTTCGGCATCGACGTGTATTCGTCGAGGTTCCAAGGATCGAGCGGAATTTCCTGCGGCTGGTTGCCGAAGTAGATTTCGGTGGCGCTGAACTGCGTCGCCGACTGGCAGCGCACGCGCCACCCGAGAGCCGACGGCGCGCCGTCGAGATCGACCCACACCCACTGGCCGCGCGCGACCGTTCCCTGAACGCTACCCAGCGAGGTCCAGTCGGTGACGCCGTCGATGGAATACTCGAACGACAGGTTGTCGATCACGGCGGCAACGTTGAAGAGAACACCCGCCGTCACGATCTGTGTCGCTTGGTCGAAGATGCAGCCGATGCTGGTGCCGTTCGTCGGGTCCACCGAGGTCTGCGTGCAGGCGGTGTCGAGGTCGTCGTCGAACGCCAGCGCGGCGGTGCCGCCCGCAGTGGTGAAGGGCGTGCCGGTCTGGCGCTGCATGCTGCGGCGCGTGAGCGTCGCGACGCGGTTCACACCCGCAGGCAGGGCGACCTGCTGCTGGTTGAGGTAGCATGGCAGGATCATCTTCTGCCGCTTCCACAACTGGACGCCGCGATTGAGAAGCTGCGTGAAGACGAGGTTCAACTCGTCGAGCGACTTCTCGACGATCTCCGTCGTCAGCTTGGTCGGCGGAATGCCAGCCCGACTCGTGGCTCCCTCGATCAGTTGGAGAGCCGTGTACGGTCGCAGCGCCCCGGTGTTACTGCCCGAGAGAGGCATGAGCGAGAACCTCTAGATGATGCCGACCACGGTAGCGATACCGGTCGTGCCCGTCTTGACGACGCGAATCTGGTAGTAGGGGATGGCGAGCGTGTCGACGAAGCTGGTGCCACCCGTGTGCGTCGCGATGTCGACCCAGTTCGTACCGTCGATGGTGCCCTGAATCTTGATCGTGTCGGCGGCGTTCATCGTGGTCTGGATCGCGCGCGTCGGGTTCGTCGGGAACCGGTAGTCCAGCGGGAAGGCGGCGCTCGTGCCCGCAGCCGAGGCGTTGTAGAGCGTGGTCTGGCGAAGCTGCATGGCACCCGTCCCGAGAAGAAGGGTCGCCCCCTTTCGGGGGCGACGAAGTCAGCGGGCCTTGGCGGCCAGCATCCAGTCGACGGTCAGCGTCTGCGCCACCGCCGAGTTGTTCTGGATCGCGAGCGTCGGAGCGAGAAGCTGCCCGGCGCGCGGCGCGGTGAAGGTGCCGACCGGGTAGGACGAGATGCCGCCCGCCGTGGCGTTCTGGTAGAGCGTCGCCTTGCCGTCGGCCGCCGTGTAGACGATGGAGGCGACGACGTAGGTGTCGTTGGCCATGGCCGCGCCCGCCGCCGTCGCGCTCACCGAGTTCGACCGCACGACACCCGAGAGGGTCGTGGTCGACGCGGGCTTGTTGAGCATGATGCCGTCGGTCGGCAGCGACGCGATGGGCGTCGTGTCGACGGTGCAGAGGCCCAGCGTCAGCAGGCCCAGCGTGGCGTCGCTCACCTTGAAGCGCGACGCGAAGATCATGTCCTTGGTCGGGTCGAACTCGAAGCAGCCGAGGAACGCGCCGAAGCCGCCAGCCCACTGGATGCTGTTGAGGTCGGCGTTGGCCGCTGAGTTGACCAGCGCCAGCAGGCCGCCGTCGCCCGCGACGAGGCCCTGCGTCGCGCCCACCTGCGTCTCGGTGATGACCCAGTCGCTCGCGGTGAAGCGGTCGAAGTCGTCGAAGATCATGTTGTAGGTGCTGGGGTCCGGCACCATCAGATCGCCGAGGTCCGACCCCGGCTGGTTGTTGGTGAAGCCGTTCGGCCACCGCGTGATGTAACTGAGCATGGAGGTCTCCTGAGGATCGCGGGGTGCGGCGACCGGGGAGACTGCCTCCCGGCCGCCGCTCGTGGCCGCGCGTGGTGCGTCGCGCTACTCCGGTCGCTTACGCGCCCGGGGTACCCCACACCGTGCGCCAGTTCGTCCAGCCGACCGCCCAGCGGGAGGTGACCTTGTAGCGCATCGAGTCGGTCTCGAAGTCGCCTTCCATGCTCTTCTGCGCCATGCGGCGCGTCAGGAACTGGAGGCCCATGCGCTCATCGGTGTTGATCCACCACGCCGTGGTCGACGTGAGGCGGGTGATGACCGTGAAGCCCTTCGGCAGAATCTTCAGGCTCATCACCGGGTTGATGTCGTTGTTCGCACCGCCGGTGCGCAGCGCCGACTTCGTGATGACCTCGGCCTGCATCTCGTTGTCGGGGCTGACGACGAGGCCCTGCGGGGTGATGCGGACGCGCTTGCCGTCGTTGTCGTAGGCCTTCCTGATCTGGATCAGCATGGCCTCGACGGAGGTCTGCGACAGCGCCGCCGGGGTGGCGAGCAGGTTGCTGCCGGTGCCGGTGAGGATCGGGTGCGAGGCCGAGCACAGGGGCTGGCCGTCACCACCGAGCGTCGACGGCGACGAGGTGAAGGCGAAGTTGAGGATGTTCGCCGTGGCGATCTCCTCGGTCTCGACCATCGCCTGACCGAGTTGCTCGGAGTAAATCTTGCCGAGGTTGATGTGATCGCCGTCCTCGACGAGCACCTTGGTCATGGCGAACGCCGCGCCGTACTGGTCGTAGACGTAGCGCTTGTTGAACAGCACGCCGCCCGACTTGTAGGTGACCGGCCCGCCGTCGGCCATCTGCGGCGCGGTCCCGAGGCCGAACATCACCGGCTCCTCGTGGTAGGCGCGCGCGATGCCCGGCTTGGTGCGGAAGATCGCCTTGTACTCGTCCTTCCGCTGGTTGTAGACGCCGTCGAAGTGTTCGTTGAGGATCGGCTCGACGATCACCCGGAACTGGGTGGAATTCATGGGGGTAGACATCTAGGTGGTCCTTCCTTCTCGCGTCGCCGTTAGGCGACCTGACCCTGATAGGTGCTGATCTTCACGCGCACCTTGGTGAAGGCGTCGCCCCACGCGTTGTCGGGGTACGGCGCGAGGCCCAGCACCTGAAACGTCGCCGCCGTCGCTCCGGTGGTCGTCGCGTTGAGGCGCTGGGAGGAAATGCCGGTGAAGGTCGACCCGGCCGATGCATCGGCGAGGTTGATGCCTTCGCCGACGGCGGAAGCGGCCACGGGGCCGTTGGCCTGACCCTCGTAGATGATGCCGGGGTCCGACGTGAACGAGGCGAGCAGGGTGCCCGCGTCGTAGGTCGTGCTGGCAGGCCAGTAGGCCGAGATGAAGCGCTTGCCGTTCGAGGTGTACTGGCACCCCTGAAAGACGCCGATGGCGCTGTCGGCACCGGTCGCGACCGCGACGAGCGTGCCGTCGGTGGTGCGCTTGATGGGCGTGCCGGTGAAGAGGGAGGTGGCGTAGCCGGACGCGATGGCGTCGGTCACGGTCTCCTGTCGGATGATGCCCGACGGATGCGAAACAGGGGAAAGGCCCTGAGCCTGATTGGTGCTGGACACGGAATCCTCCGAAGAAATCGACCTTGGATTTCCATTCGGGCCGGGGCCTGTGCGACACCAATAGAAGCTGGTGGACTGAGCCGTCCGCGCGACCGCCTCAGTTACGGACTGCGAGGACCCACCGTTACACCGAGCCAACCGGCTACAAGACGCCTTCGGGGGTCCGCGTCCTCATACTGAAAGGACAGGAACACCGGAGAGCCTAAGCCCTCCGGTGCCGAGTCGTCAAGAGGCTCGACCTACTGGAGGTCGAACATGTCCTTGCGCGGGGTCTGGATGCGGTCGCGGAGGTTGGTCATGCCGTCCTCCAGCGTGACGCGGCCGCCCTTCGAGCGGGCCTCGTCGGCCAGTGCATCGAGACCGTCGAACACGCCCATGGCCTGTTCGCGCGGCTGGTTGAAGTGGAACTCCTGCATGTAGAGTTCGTAGTTCTCGGTGGTGCATTCCATGGCGACCATCTCGCGCCACATCACCGCGCCGTTCATCACGCCGTCCTTCACCGAGTTCGCCTCGGCCGACCAGCCCTCGGCCTTCACGTCGTCGAGGTTGACGAAAGTGTAGCCGTTGCGCTGGCGGCGCTGCGGCGTGTCGATGGGGTGCTGCGTCGACACCCAGCAGCGATGGAAGCCGGGCTTCGGCGGAAGCGTCGGCAGGTAGCTTTCGTTCCACTGCGCGCGGAACTGCGCGCGGCGGTCGGGGTCCGACAGGTGCTGCCCCTGTTCGCGGGCCAGAGTCGTTGCGGCCTGCGATCCGAGGTTCTCGCTGTCGCGCGGCGATGCCTCGCGATCCTGTCGGCTCATGCGCTCGTCGTTCTTGTTCGACATGTCTGCCCTCCTAGGTCCGGTTGTATTCGCCGCGCTTGGCGCGCTGCGCGTTGTTGCGCCACTGCTGGATGAGGCGCGCGCGACGAGCCTTCGAGTCGTCGTCGAGGTTGTCTTCCAGCAGGCCCTCGCCCTGAAGGTATTCCTTCATCATCGGGTCGAGCGTGAACGTCGTGCCCGTGCCCGAGCGGCGGCTCGGCCGACCGCTGGACGTGGGCGGCATACCGGCGACAGCGGCCTGCCGCTGGGGCTGCGGCGCATCGCGACGAGCGTCGTCGCCGTCGTCGCCGTCGTCCGGCTTCTCGGGGTAGAAGCCCCGCTTGGCCAGCCGCTCCTCCAGCGTGCGCCAGTACATCGGCGTGTCGGGGCGATAGCCCTCGGCCGCGACGGCATCGTCGATGGAGCGGATGATCATGCTGTCCTCGTCCGAACCGTTCGGATCGAAGTACGAGAAGCGGCTGAGGAACTTCTCGGTGTAGTCGGTCGCCTTCG